CTACTGGCAGCTTCCGTATCTGATCCGATTAGAATAGACAGACACCCGACTCATTGTCGTTAGTGTCCGTCAGATCCATTCTACTCATGATACCGTCCATCCAGGCCGCTAGGCCCAGGTCATCTCCACAACGTCTGTTTGAGGTAACAGACAACCTGTCCTGATCGAGGACAATGGGATCCGGTGCGAAGTCTTTCTTCCACACTGGATTAGGAACGTCAGAGGGGAAGGCATAGCCTTTCCAGCCCCTACGAATGGAAACATTTGCAGGCATTATCTTTTCCTCCTCAGCGGAGGGGAAAAGCTCTAATGCGAGGTTAGGCTCGACGATAATCGTATGTGATATCGCCTGCCCCATATACCAGTCGCAGTACTTACTGCTATTGAATCTAGAGAGCCCTAAGGTCTCAAAGATTGCTCCGGTATGCCTCCTGAAAAACTTTTCACAGATCTGGTGAAGTTTTCCCTTGCTTATGAATCGGATTGGTTCAAGTAGATTCTCTTTAATTTTCATAAGAGATCTAGCCCGTTGAACCCATGACGGTAGATTATAGTCTTCATCAATACATTGTTGAAGACCAGTTCTCATCACCGCCGGACTTATTATTGAATAGTCCTCCGAACAATCCTGTTTCCGTCTCTGACACATTAGACCAAAGTTCACATAGGGTACTTTGTGTATGTCGACGACTCCGAAGAGTTGGCCCCGATCTCCGGTCTGGAGAATTCCATATCGGGGAACCCACAACTCTGAGTTGATTTGAATAAATCGACTCGTGTAGAAGTTCTTCCCAACACTGGGATAGAGTCCACACTCTGAGCACGTACGCCTCCATACAGCGTATCCTTCTGTTGAAGTCACAAACAGAATATCATCACCGTTGATTAGAACGGGTCTGGTCCCCCACAAAGGGATCCTGGCTCCCTTGCTATCCTCACAGGAAATGTGATAAGCAAGGTAGTTAGCAATACAGAGAATTGGGAAACTGATTATGTTCCCCATTAGTTGTCCATTCTCTTGATGAATTTGTCCAAGTGACTCCAAGGCCCTGTCCTTGTCCCAGCTAAAGGGATAGGAAGGCATGACCGTCTTCGTGTAATCGATTTCCATGTCAGTTAAAGATCTAATCGCTCTCGCATAGAGAAGCGGATTTGACCGACATAGTCCTCCCAGGATCTTCTGCGCAACTAACTTCGAAACATCTAAATTGATGTTGTCCGTTGTTGCCTTGAAGTCCCCATTACAGAACCGTTCTCCCACCTTCCAATCCCCCAAAATCGCATCTAGATGATTTCTCTCTAGTGGCTCACCAATTAACCTAAAGAACCCACTCTCGTGATTATAGAGATAGTTCCAAAGGACCTTCTGAATCTGACCCAGCCCCAAGTGGAGGCAGGCAGAAGGTTTTGTGATGAGTCGAGTCTTCATAGGCTCTAAGATGCAAGCTGGAATGGCCTGATACTTTTGGTCGTTGAACAGGAGAGCTTCTCCAAGAAGCTCCATGCGAGTAGCTGACAATGAGTAGACTGCCCTAATCTCTAATCCTCGTGATACATACCCTAAGAAGCTGGGTATCGAGAGTGTATTTTCGGAGTGGAATCGTGCGCTTAAAAAGCCCACGTTTCCTCCATTCCCGAAAGAACTCTCGACTGTCGCCTTCCTACTAATAGGTCGGTTCCAATTGTAACCACGACGATAGAGCGTCGATTCCACTCTGATCTCGTCAGATATTTCAGATAGCAATTCTTCCATACGATCTAGAATTCTATCTGGGGTCTCCTTCTGAGTACCCAGCGCTTCCTTGTTATCCTTTACGGAGTTGAAAACCCTATTAGGATGAGTTGGCATCAAACCCTTCTTAAACCCCTGGAATAGGGTATTGATAAGAGTTTGTGCTCCGAGTCTATGCATCTTGGTCTTTAGATGCACGATCCTGGTTCGAACACGCAGTGGGAATAGGTATATACCCAAGAAATCAGTCTGATTCTTAGGCATTTCTTCTATCTCCCAGCTCGTATTGAACACTAGGTTCATAGTGTACTTGATCTGATCGATTAAGTTTCCAAACACTTGTAGACTCTCCAACTTAAAAACGAACTGTTCTAGTTCATTTTTGTCCAAAGTAACGCCAAATAGTTCGAATAATTCTTCGAACCTCCTCGCAAAGTCCTGGACCTCGGCAGCCATATAGATCAATGTCTGCTTCGGTCCCCTGTTCCATTCCTTCCTAGACTCTACTCTCAAAGTATAGTAGCGTCCCCATTGTCTCTCGATACAGTTATCGAACACTGAACTACGAAGCAAATCTCGGCATTTTACTGCCGCGAGAGATTTAGCCTTCGTGATAAGACCTTCCAGTGTACGGACATGTGAATCATCCTCTTGGTCGAGGGCAATAAGCGTGGCTTTTGTCAAAACCAACGTCAACAATGGATCTACGAAAGTAAC